ATCAATCCAAGCAGGAAATCCAGCAGTAAGCGACAACACCTGACCGTTTGTGCCTTTAGCAAGCATTGCGGTTGTATTAACTGCTGTTTGGTAAGGAATAGATCCTGATAGACCGCCGACCACATTTGTAGCGCTACCAGCAATAACGTTTGGATACGCACCCGTTAACCTAGCAGAATCTAACGTGCCGCTAGTAACTTGAGTAGCAGCAATGGCAATTGCTGTGTTAACAGCACTGGTTAATTGACCTTGTGCGTTTAGCGTAAAAACAGGAACAATTGATGCAGAGCCATATGTTGATGGCGTGGCACCAGTATTGGTAATGCTAAATTCTTGCCCCGCTAACGTTAACCCTGTACCCGCAGTATATTGCGCAGCAACAATCTCACTGTCAACGTATGCTTTATTGGCAATATCATCAGAGGCAGAAGGTACGGCCAATACTTGCCCGGCAGCTAACTCAGCATTGCCCGTGACAACAATATTGTCAAAGGTCTGAGTGCCTGTACCGTCATCGTACAACAGTGTGCCATTAGCCGCAGGTATAACTAAAACTTTGGTATCGACTGTATCTTGAGCATCAAGAGTAACCGTACCGCCAGATAATCCATTAAAAATAGCGCGGCTCATGGTCAGTCCTTATTCGTATATGACGGTCGCAGTAACGGTACCGCCAAGTACAACATTTAAGCCTTTATTGAAAAAAGCCCCGTCTACACCAAGTGGATAGAATGTTGAAGCAACCGGTATAAATACGCCAAGTAGCGTAGCGGTTGTGCCGCCAGCAGGCTCATCATAAACAGTGATCTTAGGTGAGCCACTTACGGCGCTTACAAAAATACCTTTAAGCTTGCCAGCACCGACTTTGACCTGTTTGGTCGCAGAAATGTATGTGTAATTTGCCATAATCTATCCTAAGAAAGGAATCGTAATTTGTAAAGAGTCGTTAAGTACAACTCAATAACGTTATCAATCAATTGTTGCAGTGCAGAATCGTCTTTGTCGCACACTTGATAACGACAGTTTTCAATCTCTTCTAGTTGACTAGACAAGAACTGAATAACATCTGTCGTTTTCTTAGCTGATTGTAATCCAATCGGACCAATCAAACCATGTCTGCCTTGATAAGCCTCTGCAAACGCATCCGCTAGATCAATGATGTTTTCATAGAACTTTTGCAAAGCCTTATGTTTAGCGTATGACCTTGTGTTTAGGTGAACACTATGAACAACGTCGCGTGCAAGAAATAAACAACCAATAAAATCTGCAGTTTTTTTACAATCAGCCATTACATCATTCCTTGTGGTGGCATCTGTTCTGGTGGCGGTTGCATAGGTTCTTGCATAGGCGGCGGTTGCATCGGCGGTTGTTCACCTTCACCCATCTGCCCACGCTGCTCTTCCATAGCCATTTCACGTTGCATACCGCTTAACACCTCACCAGACTCAATCGCCGCATGAAGCGTACCCATGACAATGTCTTGAATCTGATCCGGTGACATAGAGGCTTGGATAGCAGAAATGCGCTTAGTCTCAGCATCAAACATCTTAATCTGTGCCTCAAACCCTTTACGTTCAACTTCCTGCATTTCCATAGATTTGCCGACGTTTTGAAGCATCTGGTGCATCTGCTCCATTTCTTGACCCATTGCTTGAATTTGCTGCTCGGCAGCCTGCAACTCAGGTGGCTTATCGCCATCGGCCAGAAGCTTAGGATCAATGGTCTTAGCCAAGCGTTTTGCCATCTCTTGCGCGCCAGGCCAGTCCATGTGCTTAACAAACAAATCACCCGCAACAGACCACAGCTCAGGATTGCCTTGCAGCAATTGACCCATTGAGTCCAAAGCCTCTTGACGCTTAGTCATGTAGCTCGGACCGGTCGTGACCATCACATCGTATTGACCAACGCCAGGGTTGTAAATCTTCTCAATCTCAATGCCTTCTTGGTTAACAATCTTGTTAACAGGCATTTGTTGCTCTGGGTTAATCTTAACTTGATCCGTCTCACCATCCTCACCAATGATTCGTGCCACACGCTCGGTGTCGTAAATCTTGGGGATTAGGTCAATGATCTGGCGTGTCGCATGGCGAATAGCACGGGCTAGGTTGTCAACATAGTGATATGTCCCAACATCGCCTTGCTTTTCACGGGCAAGAATTGCTTTGCCTGATCGCTCGTTTGAGGTTGCACCAAGGCTTGAGTCATACTGACCGGTGGTTGATTTAATATCATCTGCTGCACCAGCCTTGGCTTGCAACAAGCCACTAGAAGCCATAGGAGGCTGCGCACGCTGAGGTAAGGGCAATGTAGCACCCATACCATCAGTCACATCAGGGTTGACCTCTAAGTACGGCCAGTTGGTCGTATTGGCAGTCTTCCACTGTTGCTCGTAGCCTTCAAACTGACCGCCATACCCAATAAATGGTGCTTTGGGGGCAAGCGCTAACATTTCAGCCTCTTGGCTGACCCAGTAGTTGTACATCCGCTGCGCATCTTTTGCGTTACGCACAAGACCGGAGACGTACAAACGACCATCAACCTCAAATTCATTGCCCACCACACGAATGACGGGAATCCATTTGCCTGCCCAGTCTTGTGACTCAAGAATCTCAAAACCGTTAATCTTGCACCACTTAACCTGCTTAACATCCACCATACGGGACTTAATAGGCTTCATACCACGCATCGCCATCTCAGCATCTTCTGCAGAACCAGCCATAACGTTAATATTGCCGTAGTACAGGTTTAGCGTGGCTTTTTTATGCTCAATGTAAAAATACTCAGCAATTCTGACCGTATCTTCATTGATCCAAGGTGCTAGTGACTGATCACCCACACCCTGCGCCTGCATGGAACTGACCGAAATCGCATCAGGAAACTGGCGCTCATACTCTTCTTTTAACAAATCCTCAGTAATGAAACACCACTGCGCATCCGAACCACAAGGGTCTTGGATGGTAGGATCCATGTACACAGAGAACGAATTGCGAATGCGACCAATCTTAATGTCCTGATTAAACGACTTGTCATCGCAGTAATCAGTCAATAAGCGAAAGTAACCCTCACCATACGCAACCTGATTCTCACACGCCGTATCGTATGCCACATCGGCATCAGACATATACTGAATATGACGCACCATGCCGTTTAAAATCTCGGCTACTTCAACATCCGAATTGTCATCCACGGGAATGACTTTCCCACTTGGACGATTTTGACGTTGATCGTTAGTGACTTGGTGGACGTGCTGGGGGAGCTTGTTAATGGTAAGGCAGGGTCTGGCGTTAATGGTCTGCCCTTGGACTGATCCTCGGGTTTGCAGCACATCGGCTGGCCACTGCCATTGGTTATCAGGACTTGCAGCGTAGAATCGTAAGTCATCAAGTTCATCCTCGCGACTATCAGCGTAAGCGGACATCGCCATCCTAAACCTACTTTGAGCCGTAGATAGAATTTCTTTGTTGTCTTTTTTCATACTAATCCGATTACATCGCGATCTTTCATTAGCAAGAACTCACCGTGCTTCATGTCGATTGTGCCAGAATACATGATCCGGTCACCCACATTGACTAGCATCCTGCGTATTTTACCATCAGGCATTTTCTTGCCTGGTCCGGCGGCCACAACCTTACCACATTTAGTGTCCTCACCAGCCATAATAATAAAATCATGTTTCTTTTCTGGGTCGGGTTTAACCACAATCATGTCTTGTAGAGGTTTTATCATTTCTTTGCCTTAGACGCTGAACGCTTAGTGGCATACGCAATGGCAACCGCTTGTTTGACAGGTTTTCCTGACTTAACCTCAGCCCTGACGTTAGCACGAAAGGCAGCAGGTGATGCTGATTTTTTTAAGGGCATGATTATTTCTTTTTAGATGGGGTTTTAGCCGTTTTAGCCGACTCTTTAAAATCCTTGGCGGTAGGTGCGCCTTTTGAGCCAACCGAACGCATCTTTTCCTTACTTCCCGCAGCAATACGAGCTTGCTTGGCGTGAATTGCAGAATAAAGTCCTGCCTTAGCCATGATTTATCCTTAAGTTGAAATTATAGCCATCATTACGCTCCCAACCAAGAGGTCGCCATACTCTGCGACGAGTGAGTTTTAATGCGAACCTTAGTGTTTGTCTCACGATGCGCCACCGGAAAAGCAAAAGTTACACATATCGCATCTGCCGCATCTGGTGAGGCTAGACCACGACTCTTCATGTCTTTCTTAGACTCTAAAAATATCGTACCACGGCTATCAGGCTTCATCATAGGCGATATTAGATCAGTTTTCAACGTGCGCTCACTTGGAATGCTCGCCGTCTTTAACCAATCTTTCATCGTCCCCCACATCTGCGCCCTCAAATTGCCATACATCAACGGCGATTTAGACTTTGAACCAAAATTTACCCCACGAATCTTATACCGCTGCTCTTTTAATCTGTCCACCACCCCACCACCCACACCACCCTCATCGACTACCACCAGTGCAGGCTGATACTGCTCAATGACCTCAATGACGTGACCGACCACCGTCATCGTGTCGTCCCCCTTAAAGCGACGCAACTCCACAATGTCTCGCCCTTGCCTAATGGCAATCACGGTCGAATCCGACCCAAACCGTGCAGGATCAACCCCCACAATGATCGGTGCAGAATCATCCTTGTATCGGGGGCGCTTCATGGCTTCATCGACCACATTGCTCGGGATAAACTGGTCATCCCCCTCGCTTGGGAACGAGCCAAACACCTCAACGTGCGCTTGGTACGAGTCCGCCCCATACTCATCAATGATCTGCTGGTACACCGCTTTGTCCGTACCCTCAACCGTTCTAGCATCCACAGTCCTTGTCGTCCAAAACTCCCGCTTGGCATTAAAGCACTCGTAGAAGTAACCAGTATTGCGACGTGGGTTACTAAACGCCAGCCAAAAACGATTCGGGGTGTTCTCGGTAAAGAACCCAGAAGAAACCGCCCAGATAGCATCATCAATACCGCTTGCCTCATCAAACACCAGCATCACACCATCATAGTTGTGGATACCGGCAAAAGCATCAGGGTTCTCGGCTGACCACAAACGACCCTCCAATGACCAGTAACGGGTACCCTTTTTTAAGTCCCTTTCCACTAACTCAGTTAACCATTTGGCAGGTGACACCCTTGTTGCACTTATTTCCCACCAGTACGTGTTAAGTGACATGGACGACCACTTGGTAATCTCAGCCCATGTGACTGACCTTAACTGCGACTCTGAGTTAGCCGATACCACAACGGTTGCACCAATGCGGGTGGTCATCATCCATAAAACTAGCCAACTAACTAATGCCGACTTGCCAATCCCTCGACCACTTGCTACAGCCAGTCGCAGAGTATTGAAATCAATCTTGCCGCCGTTCTCTTTAATGTGCTTAGTGATATCTTGCAACACTTCCCTTTGCCACTTGCGAGGACCAGAAAAGTGCTCCAACGGTGTACCCTTTTTACCCCAAGGAAACACAAACAATACAAAAGCCAGTGGGTTGTCCTTGATAGCAGGAGACCAGAGGCGGCTCATTAGAGCCATTTCTTCTTCGGCGCTGTATCTTATCTCTTGCAAAAGATTCTCCTGTGGGTATTGGTGGCATTAGAGCATAGTAATAAATAAAAAAATAAAAAGTTTTCTTAAGTGGTACGCACACACACACACCTTTCGCCAGGCCCTACCCCCCCCCTTCTTGGCCTTAAGGTATTCTTTACCTGCACACCTAGGGCTAAGGAATCCTTGCACTAAGCATACCTTACCCTTAAGTAATTCTTATACTCATAGAATCTTAGCGCTAAGGAATAGTTAACTCACGCATACTTATGATGCGATGCAATATTGTGCAATGCAATATATCACACACACTGTTTCACGTGAAA